CGCAGCGATGCTCAGTGGTCAGATTATTTTGGCCGGATACTACCAGACCACGTCGTCGATAGCTGGCCCCGCACGGCAAAGACCGGACAGCTATCAATGTCAGGGGAGGTGCTACGCAGCGTTGCCGCACAGTTTGAGGTCAGCCACCCCGGCAACCCACTGACGTCTCTCCTCGACGCTCTGGCGGCGTATAAGAAGGTCTCAAAATACATTTCCTCCTTCGGCGACAGTCTGTTACAAAAGGCACACGCCTCCCCGGACAAGCGCGTTCGTGCACGGTTCAACATTGCAGCAGCAAAGACTGGCAGGTTTTCCTGTTCTGGTCCCAATTTACAGCAAGTTCCGCGTGACAACGAGCTGCTCGGGGAGGCTACTAGCGTCAGGTCGTCGTTCGTCGCCGCCGCCGGCTGCCGTCTGGTCAGCTTCGACTACTCCGGTATCGAGCTGCGGGTGCTGGCCTTACTGGCAGAGGACGACCAGCTCCTCGAGGACATGGTTGAGGGCGACGTCCACTCCGAGGTCGCTGCTGTCATTGCCGGCCACCCTATAGACAAGAATACGCCGGACGGTAAGAAGGCACGGACAGCGGCGAAGGGCGTCAGCTTCGGGATCATCTACGGCAGCGGGGCATCCGGCCTTGCCGTCAATATGAGGACGACCGTCGAGCAGGCCGACGAGTACATTGCATTCTGGGCTAATCGGTACAGCAGGGCGTTTGATTACCGCAATAAGATGATGGCCGAGGCCAGCCGCACACGATACATACGTTGTGTCGATGGCGGTACGATCTACATGGGGAAAAATCCTGAGCTGCCGCAGTGCGCCAACTACCCTGTGCAACGCGCTGCGTTGTCGGTCATGGCACGGGCGCTGATCCGCCATAAGAATACTCTGGATCATGTGCGCGCTCGCGGTGAGCAGACACATACAAAAATGATCTCGACGATCCACGACGCTATCATCGATGAGACACTGCTGGCTGACGCCGGTAGCTGCCTGTCCCTGATGGAGCAGGACATGACGGACGCCTACCTCGACATTTTCCCAGCAGCCCCAACAGAGCGGCTTGTCGAGGGCGGCGTAGGAACAAGCTGGGCCAACCTAGAATGAGGAGACTAAAATGAGTGATCAGCTAGAGCTGGATTTCCCATCTGCAAGAGCAGCCGTACTGCGTACTGCCGAGGAGTATGTGACCAAGGATCGCGCTGCAGAGCACGGCGACATGGAAGACAATTTTCAGTGCATCGCAGACTACTGGTCTACACATCTAGGCTACGATGTGACAGGCTCTGACGTGGCTGTTATGATGACGCTGTTAAAACTGGCGCGGATTAAAGGCAACTCCGCCAACCTCGACAACTGGATCGACGGCTGCGGCTACCTCGCCTGCGGCGCAGAATTTACACGGAGATAGATCATGCCAAAGAAGGCAGCCGCCGAGCGGCAAAAAGAATACGAACAACGATTGCGCGACGATGGATACCGCCGTCTCCAGTTATGGGTGCGGAAGGAAGATGCAGAGAAGGTTGTAGCATTTGCCGCAGCTCTACGAGAGGCGGCTGATGAATGAGTGATCCTGATAACTACAAGCCGTTGTCTGTACCCGATGTTGATTTTAAAGGCACCTTCGGAGGCTCCTATCGGCGTCCAGACCTGCTCGACAAATTGTTAAGCGAGAACCCTGAGATCGCAAAGCAGATTAAGGATAAGAGAACTGGTAGATAGCCTAGCTATCCACTATACTGATCCGGTTAGCTCTCCTGTATACTTAGCCCGGTTTCTTTTCTTGGTGGGGACCGGGCTATTTTTTCGACCGCTTCCACGTCAGGAAGGCAGCACCCTCCTCCAGATCCGCAAACGCCGTGATCCGCTTGATTGCGTTGCTTTCCTCTGGGTCGATCACGAACAGGATTGTGGAGCCGTACTCGTCGCGGTGGAAATTGTGCCGGGTCGCGTACTCGTCAATCCATTTGTAACCGCGTGCGCGGGCTTGCCATACGACACGACCGTCATCTAATTCTTCGTGCGTCAGACCCCATGTATGATGATGACCGGCCACATAAATATCTGCATCCTCATCGAATAGAGCCGCACGTTTTTGTCCGTGCAGTCGGTTATATATCGACGTGCCTTTATGGTTATGCGCCGCGTCAATTTTAACCTCACCGCCGCCGGGGAACCGCAATTTAAATTTTGCTCTCCAATCGATCATCGGTATCTGTGCCACGTTGACAGTCTTTAGGAATGTGGAGAACTCACCGTGCATAGTGTCATGGTTTCCGTGCAGCCAGACCACCCACGGCACACCAGCATCACGCAAGAACCACCGCGCCAGCTTGCGTTCTGTCGGCTTACTGATGTCATCCTCGGCGTACAGATAGATCATCCGGCCCCAGTTGTCGGCAGTGTCTCCGATGTTGACCGCCATCATGCCTTCAGTATTTGCCATGATTTCAATATCCCGCCGCAACAGCGGAATGTTGCAGTGCGTACCGAGATGCGGATCACCTACGACGGCCAAACCGACCGGCCCATCAATGCGGACGTTGACGTCAAACCACGTTTTCGCATCTTCGCTTTCTAGTTTCTTTTCAAACCGCCGAGATAGATGGTCGAGTATTGCACCGACATCGATGTCTTCGTCGGGAAAAACAGGCAGATCAAAAACCGGCTTGTCCTGCGGTTCACCCGCTGGTTTGTATTGCTCCCAATCGATCTTGCGGAATATACGTTCAGCGGCCTGTCGCTTGGACGACCCGCTGCTGCGTGGAATATTCAGTTCATTGGTTGCTTCGGACAATGCGCCACTCACCCCGGCCACGCTTGTCCCCATTGGCGGATAACCTTCGCGCAATTTCTGCTCGACTAGCTCAACAAATTTCTTTGCGTCGGCTTTAGATATCCCCGGATTAGCCATCTATGCTCTCCAATCGCCTAGCGTGGCGTTCTGTGCGGTTTGTGGTCTGCCTGTACAGGTTGCTGTCGCGTAGCTGCGCTGCCGCCTCAGACCAATCCCTCGCCTCAACAGCGCCATGGTGCAGCTTGAACCGCTGATAGCGTGGCAAACCAAGCTGAAAACAAAGGCTAGCAATTACAATCCGTGCGTCATCTGGCAACTCATCGAAATCAGGCTGCAACCAGCGCGCATCTTTTAACGCCACTGCAATGTCCTGATTATAAAGCTGCGTGACCCGCGCTTCGCTAATCGCAGTGCCGATGGGCCATCCGTATTCACGGTCTGTTTTTTCGATTAGCAGATGACCAATACCGCAGGTTGGATTGCCCATATGATCTTCATAAATTTCGTGGACGATACCCTCATCCTGCTCCAGCACAAGGCGCAGGCTTTCTTCAAACGTCATTTACTAACCTGTTTAAGTTTCTCCACGGTCCTTAATCCTCCGAGTCCGAGCATACCCATTAGGACGGGCATCATCTGAGTCATATCTAAATTAGGTAGCTCGACTAGATGACCTGTCTGCGCGAGGACAAACGAGGCGAGCGGGAATATAAGAAAATTAAGTGCCATTGCAGCGCCACACGTCCAGCCGATCATCGGTCTCCATCCGCTTACAAACACAGAACGGTGCGCCGCTTCGGTCTTGTTTATGTCTAGCTGGGCAAGGTCAATCTTTGCGAGGTGGGTGGTAAGCTGCGCTTCGATCTCACGTTCAGCCGCCGCACGTTTTTCTTTGTCTTCAGGAAGGAACCTTCCGGCTACCTCCATGACGGATGGTAGTACAGCCGATAACAACCCGATCATTTTGCAACCCTTTCGTTTGGCACAACTGGATGCACTCCGTTGTGCATTTTTCGGAGTGCGGCAGTCTCAGCTTTCAGATACTCGATATCCGTTTGCATCACAGCAGCGGCCATATGATCGCGTCTCAAAAGTTCCGGCGATGACATCTGAGCGAGGATATTCAAGCGTTGCTCCTGTTTTTCCGCGCTCGTATCCAGCGCATCAATGCGCCGATCTAAGCCGCGTAAACGCTTTTCTGTATCGGCGAG